GCCGCCAACTTAAATCCTACAGCCTTTGATGCTTCAATTTAGAGGATGCTGTCGGGACATTAACCTTTGAAGCTTCAATTTAGAGGAATTTAGTCTCTCCCCGTGCAAAATAAATACTTTTTGAATATTATATTAATATAGAGCGTTAAGTATTTACAGCTAACAACGCACCGCTAACAATGAACAAAGGAGGTGACAAAATTGGCACAAACACAAGCTGTTGCTTTAAGCAAGAACGACACGTTCGAGTTCTTAAAGGGGTCTAAGTCCGCGGAAGAACAATTAACTCCGTTAGAGCGGGAAGTGGGCAAAGTACAAAGCTTCGCTTCTTACACTACTGGTGCGATCGAGCTGAAGATCACTCCGGAGATGCTTTCATTCGCGGAAGGACTCAGAGGACTGTCGCTGTCAACGGAGTTTAAGAAGCTTGCAAATTTTGTACAGACGCTGCAACGCGATCTGCCGAGGCAAAACAATTTATTGGTCGCAATGATTAATCCTGCTTGGCTCGCGTCCCATGTGCCATTTTGTGACTCCCCTGCAGATATAACAGAGGAACAGGCCAAGAAAGCCCAATGGCAAATTGAGATCTCAGGTGACTATGGTCTTATTGATGGCGTACCAGTGTGGGATCGACTTGATGGTGAACGTTTGGATTTCTACAACCTCTTTAAGCTTTACCGCGATAGTCGTTACGGTTTACTTGACACTGGTGATTACATCCTTTGTAGCCGTTCCATGGCAGGTTTAGCTCGTAAGCTTGAATTGAAGCCAATGCTCGTAGACGTGATCAGTAAGATCTACAACTGGGCTACGCGTTGTGCCTATTATGATAAGTACTTCGAAATGGAAATACTTCGTCGGAAGCAGATGGAAGTGCAGATCCTTCAACAGGACCATCTTAAGTTTGCTACGACTTTAATTGATAAAGCAATGTCTTTCTTTGAGAAGAATTCCGCGCAGCTTACCCCAAAAGATGCTATTGCGCTGGCTGAACTTGGGTTTAAGATCTCACGTTTAAGCATTGGTTTACTTCCTGATAAGCCTGCTGGAGCGGGAGATCAAGCTTCGCAGCCGTTGCTGGCTATAAATTACAATACTACGAACAATCAGGCGGATAAGATGATCCAAGTGAACGATCAGCGGTCTTACGGTAGTGAGGTCGAAAGACGTTTACAAGAGGACATTAAGGATAATGCAAATCTTTTGTCGATACTCAGTGTGTTGCAGAGGAGCGGCGCTATGTCGACTGCCATCCACAGTGAGCTTGCTTCGGATGAACCCACAGATATTGTGGAAGCTCAGGAGCCCGCAGCTGTGGTCGCAAATAAAACTGACTCACCTATTTTTGTTGAGCCAGTACAAAAACCCCCTGCCGCGTTTGAGGAGGGGATTTAATGGCATCGCAGATTTCTCCACGGAGGGTCGCCTTAAGTGGGTCCTCTCCTCAAGCGGTTTCTTCTTCAGACTCTTTAGAGTTGATGAACTTAGCTAAACAGCTTCAGTCAACTCCGTTAGGTTCAATGGACTTAACGAAGATTAAACAGTCTGACTTAACTAACCTCCAACGGCTGCTTACGCCGAAGATGACCAAATACATTCCTCACGTGCCCACGCCTAAACAGGCGGCATTCCTCCTCCTGAATAGTAAAGAAGCTTTTTATGGCGGAGCTGCTGGTGGAGGAAAATCAGATGCGTTGTTGATGGGCGGCCTCCAGTATGTTGATGTTAAGGGGTACGCGGGAATCATCTTCCGTAAGACGTATGCTGACTTGACTAAACCTGGGGCCCTCATCGACCGNGCAAAAGAGTGGCTGTTCAAGTTTGACAACGTCCGCTGGAATGAAAAAGATAAGAAGTTTGAGTTTTTCGAACGTTATGGTCCTCATAAGGAGACCATTTCAATTTTGCAGTTTGGCTACCTTGAAAATGCAAACGATAAGTACAATTATCAAGGCGGCGAATATCAATATATCGGCTTTGACGAGTTGACGCACATTGACCGCGATAGCTATCTATATATGTTCTCCCGTCTTCGTAAGCTGAAAGGCATGGGCGTACCCCTTCGCGTTAGGAGCGCAAGTAACCCGCCGGACGATGATAGTGGGCTTTGGGTGAAACAACGTTTCATCGATGAGGGTCCCTCAAAGGGACGTATATTCATCCCGGCGGGACTTGACGATAACCCTTACCTAGATAAAGAGGAATACGAAAGTTCCCTCGACGAACTGGATCCAGTTACGCGTTCTCGTCTTAGAGACGGTAACTGGGAGATAGTTCGTAAAGGTAACATGTTTAAGCGCGACTGGTTTCAGCCTGTCGATACGCTTCCTCCTTATCGTAAACGTGTTCGTTTCTGGGATATGGCCGCTACCGATGAAGAAAAGGCCAAGAAGCGTAATAAGTCACATGAGCCGGATTACACCGTTGGTTTCTTAATGAGCCGCTGGCAGGATACATATTACATTGAAGATATCATTCGTGTACGCATGCGCCCAGCTGACACTGAGAAACTACAGAAGGATACAGCCATCGCGGACGGACATCACACCATTATTCGTGAAGAACGTGAACCTGGCTCCTCTGGTATTGGTGTTATCGACACCAAGAAGAGAAACCTTTTAAACGGCTACGACTACGATGAAAATCACTCCACTGGTTCGAAGACTGCGAGAGCGAACCCGTTCTCGGCGGCCGCTGAAAGAGGACAGATCAAGTATTTAGTTGGCTGTCGTAATATTCAAGCCTTTTTTGATGAGGCTGAATCTTTTCCTGGAGGTATCCACGATGACTTAGTGGATGCTGGCTCTGGGGCTTTTAACGTTTTAGATACAATGCCTTCTTATGGCGAACCTATTACTGTACTGAAGCCTGATAACCAGGTAAGTACTTGGGCAAGTGAATTTGATCTTGCCGCTGGTTATTTTACGCAAGATTTTAATAGAATGTTTTAGGGAGGAGGATATAAATGGCTGAACAATCAATAAGTAATATGAATGCGCCATCAGTACCTAAGCGGATTGATGCTCCTGCATTTCAAGAGATTGGCGTTACTGGTTTGAGAGAAACTAGTGGTGCAATTTATGAAGAGTTTGTTCCAAAGTTACGTTGGCCTAAGGCCGGCGATGTTTATTTGGAAATGAGTAGCAATGATCCGGTTATTACGGCAATCCTCCATTGTTCACGTCAGTTAATTCGAAATGTGACCTGGGATGTAGTGCCTGCTTCGCAGTCGAGAGCTGATGTAGAAGCGGCTGAATTTTTGAAAGAGTGTATGGATGATATGAGTTCGACATGGTCGGATTTCATTGATGATTGTACTTCTTTTTTTGATTACGGCTTTGCGTACCATGAGTTGGTATATAAACGCCGAATGGGTGCTAGTCGTGATCCACATAAAAATAGCAAATTCACCGATGGGCGTATTGGCTGGCGTAAGATTGCGGGGCGTGCTCAAACATCGATGCATTCATGGAAGTTTGATAATGAGGGCGGCTTGCAGGGAATGTATCAATATACTCCGGATGGGATCAAGTTTATCCCTATTCAGAAGTCTTTGTTGTTTAGAACGACGGCCAATAGAGGCAATCCTGAAGGTAAATCGTTCCTTCGTGGAGCCTATCGCCCTTGGTACTTCAAGAAACACATTGAAGAGATAGAGGGTATAGGCATAGAGCGCGACCTGGCTGGTTTACCTGTAACAACTGCCCCTCCAGGAGTCGATATCTTTGATAAAGAAAACCCGAAGGCAGTTGAAGCGAAGAATGCGGCATTGAAGCTCGTTACAAGTATCCGACGTGATCGTAATGAGGGTGTAGTACTTCCTGACGGATGGAAACTTGAATTATTGAGTTCTAGTAGCAGCAGGCAGTTTGACACTAGCACAATTATTAATCGTTACGATCAACGTATTGCAATTACGATGCTGGCTGACATTGTTATGTTGGGGGCCGACAAAGTTGGTTCCTTTGCATTAGCAAAAGTTAAACAGAGTATGCTTTCCGCTTCGTTGGATGCCCAATTGGCCTCTGTGTGCGACATCTTCAATCGTTATGCTATCCCCCGTTTATTTGCGTTGAATAATTTCAATGTGACTAAACTTCCGACTATAAAAAGTGGCTCTGTGGTTGCTCCTGACTTGAAAGAGTTGGGTGATTATATTAGGGCATTGTCGGGGTCAAAGATGCCGCTGTTCCCCGATGTGAATCTTGAGAATCATCTTCGTCGTATCGCGGATCTTCCGGAAACGAAAGAGGACGACGAGGGTAGAGAGGATAGAATCGCACGGAGTAACCAAAGTGGATCGAATGGTGCTAATGAACAGAATAGTTCNGGCNGACAGAAAGATCCAGCAGATCCTGCACAGAAGGGAGGTGAGAATGATGAGTAAATTTCAACCCTTTTGGAACTTGGCCTCCGATGCTTCGCGCCCTGGCGTGTTGAATATGTACGTTTATGGCCGAATTACATCTTCTTCGCATTGGTTGTTTGGTTCTGAAACGGACGTAGTAACTTCCCGGTTTGTGAAGGATCTGAGAAAGTACCCTGACGCTAAACGCATAAACGTTTATATCAATAGCCCCGGCGGCGACGTTTTTGCTGCGGCTGCGATCAACAACCAGTTAAAAGCTCATGCGGCAGAGGTCCATTCCTACATTGATGGTCTTGGCGCTTCAGCAGCTGTTGGACTGGCTATGGGTGCTGATGTGGTTCACATGTCACGTTCTGCGTTGATTATGATTCATAATCCGGCTACGAGAGTAGAAGGTGAAGTGAAGGATCTTGAGAAGGGCGTCGAAGTTCTTCAAAAGGTCAAAACCACAATCATTAATATCTACCAGGAAAAGACCGGTTTACCTGAAGACAGGTTGGCCGCCCTGATGGATGAAGAATCCTGGCTGACAGCTGATGAAGCTCTGTCTTTGGGCTTTATCGATAAAATTGCAGAGGATGAAGGTTTGATGGTTGAAAACATTGATGACGGCGTTGTCGTTAACGGTGTTACATTTAACTTTACAAACACNGCAGCGATGAAGGTCGGNGCCTTCACTTTTTGCAACAACTTGTCAGGTGATAAGTTGAAAGAAAAGCTTTCGACTATCCAAAACAAACAAGGAGGTAATCAAGTTATGAGTTTCGAAGAAATCTTAAATGCAATGCAACCCGAGCAGAGGACGCTGTTCGATAATCATATTCAAAACATGATTGCGAACGCAGTCGATGAGAAACAGGCTGAGTGGGATACGGAAAAGAGCGCTCTTAATGCTCGTATCACGACCCTCGAAGCTGCACAGGCAGCTCTCCCGCCAGAAGATCCCGAGGAAGCTATTTTGAATTCGTTGACGCCAGAGGCCCGGGCCATCGTGGATAAGGCGCGCGAACAGGCTAAGGCAGCGGAAGCCGCGTTAGCCGCTGCAAAAGCAGCTGAAGCATACAATGCTTTCAAGGATAAGATGGGTGTGTACGATGCGCTGCCCATTCAAGACGAGCAGATGCAGGCTTTGCATCAGCTTTCCGTAACCGATGAAAAGAGTTTCGCACAGATCGAAAACCTGCTGAAAATTGCCAATGAGGCAATGAAGGCGGGATTTGTGCCTGTAGGCTCTGATCAAGGCACCCCGGCCACGCAGAACGCTTTGGACGAGATCAATGCCAAGGTATCGGCTCTGCGGGCTGAAAACAAGGATATGGACTACAACACGGCGCTTCGTCAGGTGGCTAACGAGTATCCTGAGCTGTATCAGCGTTATCGTGAAGAGTTCTAATCCAATCAGGCAATTAAAAAATTAACAAGGAGGATTTATCATGTCTTACGAGAATAGAGGCAAAACGATTTCCCTCGTTGCCGATGCAGACTATGAAACTCGCTACATCGCTGTTAAGAAAAACAACGTTGATGAGCAGTTTACAGTTTGTGCTGCAGGCGACGTCCCTGTAGGAATCCTTCAGGATCCTACGCCGGCAAACAAGGCGGCCGCGGTACTTATTAGCGGCGTTTCGTTTGTCAAAGCTGCTGGAGCAATCGCCGCTGGTGCGTCTGTGGCTACAGCTGCTGGTGGTTTGGCAACCACTGCAACTGAAGGTGCACACCTTTTGGTGTTGCGCTGAATGCTGCCAGTGCTGCTGGCGATATCATCTCTGTATTGCTTAAGACGTCCGGCAATCCGGCTTCGACGGCAATCGTGCTGAGCTACACTTCTTCGGATCTGGAAGCCGGCGATGACATTGCTGCTGCACCTATTGGTGCTGCGTCATTCAATGGCACTTTGGTGGGTGCAAAGGTGATTTCCACTGGCGCTGCGGCGGGCGTTGACGATGACAATACTTCGGTGTTCGAAGTTAAGGTTGGCTCGACTGTCCTGGCAGATTTCACTTTCAATGCTACCAATGCTTTCCCGGCGGCCGGCGCTGCACAGGATCTTGTCCTGGGTGCTGAAGTAGCTGTTGAGGCTGACGACATTATTACCCTTTCGGTCACCAATGGCGCCACGGCGGATCTCCCGATTTTCGTCGTGCAGCTTTTCTTCGTCTAAGCCGTCAACAAAATCAAAAAACAATATTCAAGGAGGTAAATGACTATGCCTAGTAAACAAAACGTGCATATTGACAAGGTTTTAACGAATCTGAGTGTCAAATATGTTCAGGACGCCAGTGCATTCATAGCCGGCCAGGTTTTCCCGATGGTTCCTGTGGCAAAACAGTCGGATAAATTTTTCAAGTACCAAAAAGAGGATTGGTTCCGTGATGACGCTCAAAAGCGTGCCATGGGTACAGAATCTGCCGGCGGCGACTATGAAGTTGACACCGATCTGTATTACGCCGAAAGGTACGCTTTCCATAAGGACGTTTATGATGAAGAGCGCGCCAACTCCGATGATCCTCTGTCCCCCGACGAGGATGCGACGGCGTTTGTTACAGACAAGCTTCTCCTGAATAAGGAGAATAACTGGGCACGTAAGTTTTTTGTGCCCGGTGTTTGGGGCACTGATGTCGAAGGTGCCAGCAGCGCTGCCACTGGTAAAGTTATCTACTGGGATAACTATAGCACATCAGACCCGATCAAGAACATCAGCGACTATTCCACAGTGATTTCCGAAGTAACTGGCAAACAGCCGAATACCCTCGTTATCGGCCGTAAGGTTTATAACGCGCTCAAGAATCACCCTGATATCCTGGATCGTATCCGCTACTCGCAGAAGGGTGTTGTCACCAAGGACCTGATCGCCGAGCTATTCGACCTTGAAAGAATCCTGGTTGCCAATGCCATTCAGAACGTGGCCAAAAAAGGGCAGTCGGCTAGCATGCAGTACATCCTGGGCAACAATGCTTTGCTGTGTTACACTACCAATACGCCGAGACTCAGAACCGCTACTGCAGGCTATACCTTCACCTGGACGGGTTTGATGGGTACTGCCGCTTGGGGCGGAAGAATCAACAGAATCCCAGCTCCGCTGCTTGGTATTGGTACCGAGCGTATCGAAGCTGAGTGCTGCTACGACATGAAAGTCATTGCACCTGACATGGGTGTATTCTTCGAAGACGTCGTTCAGGGGGTGTAATCTATGGCACAGCGCTACAAGGTTGTTCGCAGGTGGATTAAACACAAAGGCGTGATCTATCGCGAAGGAGATCTTCTTCCTGAAGACTTTACGCACCATGATAGATTCCGCACAGTGTACCCGAGTCGGATCGGTCTTGTAGAAGTACCTGATGATGAGATTACGCTAACCGATCCGGCAATTCCACCCGAGGAACCCAAGCCTCCGCTCGCAGAAGAAATCAAGGCTGATACATCAGATGAAGCTAAAGGATCCGAAAATCCCGAGCCTCCTGCCTCTGAAGAAGAGGGTTCTGAAGATAAACCTGAAGAGCCCTCTTCGACAGACGANGAGAAGAAGGATAAAGATCCGGAAGCAATAAACGATAAAGTTAAAGAATCTCCTGTGGCAATTCAGCCGCTCAAGGCCAAGGCCAAGGCTAAGCCTATTACTTCGGTAAGAGGCAAAGCTCCTACGGGTTCTAAGCCGGCACGGCCTTTATCCAATAAACCCACTGGTACGTCCACGAAGGNGTAAGGAAGGAGGGCTAAAATGGCTTGGACATATAATCCTGCAAATTTAGATACTTCCAAGAGGGATCAAGTACGTTTTAAGCTGGGGGATACAGTTGAAGCTGATGGCCTTCTGCAGGATGAGGAAATTGATTTTCTTTTGGAGCAGGCAAATGGTAATGTACTAAATGCCTGTATTCAGGGATGTGTTTCCATCATAACATTTCTGTCAGGATTTGTGGATTTCAAAATTGGCCCCTATTCCGAATCTCAAGGAAGTCGACTTAACACATATCAAGTTTTGTATCGGCAGCTTTTAGCTCAAGCTGCTCGAATGAATCCGCCACTTGCCGAAGNGCCTACAACTGCTCCAGTGTTTCATTATGATATGATGAGTCTCGAGGGGCCTGNACATGAATAANCGAATTATCGATTTAATGTTTACAACACCAGTTACTGTTTATCCCACCGGTAATAAAGATAGTGCAGGTGATCGTGTAGACACAGAGCCTTCAGTAGTCCATGGTTATGTATTCGACGAAACAGTCGTCGTTACAAATGACTTAGGAGAAAAGGAGGTATCAACACGTCAGATTTATTTACCATTGAACGTTGTATCTTCTATAAAGACCTCGTACGTGGTAAGTTGTTTAGACAGTGTTAAAGCGAAAATCATTAAACGTCAAGAATATCGTGGGAGACGCAGTAGGACATTGATTGGAGTGTTATACTTACCATGAAAATGGAACTGGTAGTTGATTCTCGTAGTGTTCATCGTATGATAACACGTCTTCGTAAGAAGCAGGGTGTAGTTCGTNGGGCGGCAAGGCAGNCAGTAGATAATACTACTGAACATGTGTTTCAGTTGGCGCAAGAGCTAGCGCCGGTTATGACTGGNGCATTAAAGGCNAGTGGTAAAACGGCAAGTACTGGCCATGTGGATAATCCTAAAGGTTTAATTGGTTACGGCGACGATACCAGTGGACATGAAGGGCGTCCAACTTCTGCATATGCGGTTCCAAGACACGAGATGCAGAGTAAGTTAAATCCTAAAGCTTACAAGTGGCTAGAACGAACACTCTTGGCATCAGATGAAGCGTTCCGTGAAGAAGCATTACGTTTGTTAGGCCAAGCACTTCAGAGATAGGAGGTAACACATGGATGAGTTTTTACAAGAGTTAATTGCATATTTTGCAGCCCATAATGTGGCTCCTCCTGAAGTGAAAGCCACGGACACAAATAGGGAGAAATCATATTTGTTCGATCTTCCGGATGATAAAGATGATCCTGATCATGTGTTTGTGTTCCGAAATTACTTTACGCGACATGCTTCTTTGAAAGCAAAAAACGTTGGTGTGAAGTATGTACAGGTTCTTGTGCGTGCTAAGACACAGAAGCAAGCATTCGACGCTGTACAAAAGCTTTACTTGTTCCTTTTACAGCAATCAGACGTTNCGCAGGAAGATAGTAATATCCATTACTTGAATAAGTCGACTTGGGTAATTTTTGATTGCCAATCAGGCCCCATAAAGATTCAAATTGACGAGCGTGGACGTCACATTTGGGGTTTGTCTTTTCCCGTAAAAACAAATATTTTTTAAGGAGTGAAAACTATGGCAACAATTGGTCTTAGAGACTTGCATTATGCGTTGCTGATCGAGGATCCGGTTACCGGAACGCCGTCGTACGAAGCGCCGGTAAAAGTAATCGGCGCCATTACGGCGAATATCAACCCTAACTCGTCAACCGCGACCTTATTCTACGATGACGGGCCTGGCGACACGGCGGCAACGATGGGCGAAATTACGCTGGAGCTTAATCTGGCCGATATTCCGCTCGACATTCAGGCT